ATGGAGTCGATGAAGCCGGCGAAGTCGGCCAGGTCCAGGACTTCCACGTCGGGCGGCCGAAGGCTGCACAGCCGCGCCAGCTGGAACAGGTACCGGGCGCGCAGCCCGGCCAGGTCCCTGCTGGTCATGACCCGGTGGCGGCCTCCGGCTCGGGCCTGCGGGCGCGGGGCTTCCGGGTCGTAGCCGTCGGGGAGGACAGCGCCGGTGACAGCTGATCCCCGGGCGGGGAAAGGCCGGGCTGTATAGGGTCCGGCGCCGCCGCCTTTTCCGCCTTTTCCGCGCGCAGCTCCGCCACGCGCCTGCCCAGCGCCTGCACGTAGGCGGCGTAGAACCCGAACGGATCGAAGTCGACCTCGCCGATCACGGCGACCTCGCCGTTCTGCCGCAGCATCAGCCAGTACAGCGCCGCCACGTAATTCAGCCACTCCGGCGGCGGGTTCAGGACCTTGTCAGGCTCGCCGTCCCCGCCCTTCTCCACCGGGAACTCCAGGCCGTCCTGCCAGTCCCCGATCGACACGCCCGTGTAGGACTGAATGCCCATCGCGTCCTTGAACATGATGCGAGTGGTGTCGAGCCCCCGCTCACGGCCCTCGAAATCAACCCTGATCACCGAAACCTGCCTCTCTGCACAAACGGTCAATTTTCTGCGCGTACCTCGCCATGGCCGCCCCGGCGCGCAGCGCCGCCGCCGGGGCAAGGAACGGCGCCCCCGGCGGCCCGTACCAGTACTTGCGGTCGCCGAACAGCGGATGCCGCGCCCTGGTCTCCGCCGGGTACGCCGGCCCGGCATCCGTCCAGACCACCGCGGTGGTCTCCCCGGCGTCGACATTGACCGAGGCGGCGATCTGCCTCGACCACGCCGCCAGCTTCCGGGCCCCGGCCGCGATCTCCTCCGCCGCCACTGCCAGGTCCCCGCCGCCGACAGAGCCCGTCGTCGCCCGGACGCTGCCAGTGGCCCGCTGCCGCCGTGTCCGCGGCGCCCGCGCCCGCCGCACCGCCATCAGGCCGAGTCCAGGGTCCAGTAAGTGATCTGGCAGACGTTGTTGACCCCGTCGTCCAGGCCGGTCCACGGGACCGCCTGGGTCAGCACCACCGGGCCCGTGATCTTCGGCGACTCGCCCTCCAGGCGGATGTTCGGCACCAAGACCGAGAACGTGGCAATGTCACTGCCGGAGCCGATGGCCGCCGTCTGGAACTGGTACTCGATCGCCGTCGCCGTGTCCGCCGCGTACGCGTTGTAGTACGTCTCGGCGCTGAGCCACTCAACTGTAAACGACCCGGTCAGCGCGTTCAGGCCCTGCTGCAGCGGCTCGTTGCGGTACGGCGACACCTCAGGGCTGTAGCGGGTGGTGTCCATCGGGCGAGTGTGCTTGACCGAGATCGGGCCCTTGATGTTCCCGGCCACGACCGGGCTGGCCAGGCTCGTCACGCCGGACGTGGTGCTCGGCGTGCCGCCGTAATAGACGGTCGCGCCCGTCCAGCGGAACACGCTGCCCACGGGAGGCGCCGAGTAGGTCTGGAGCGCCGGCACCGAGGCGTTCAGCGGGTCCTTGTGCGTGCCGGCCAGCTCGTTGCGGCCCTCCAGGGTCAGGGTCAGCTTGGCGATCTCGCCCATCGCGGCGGAGACTTCCCACTCGCTGACCTTGCACCCGGTGTAGGTCGACGGCTCGACCGTGCCGCCGTCGACCGCCGGGGCGCCCTTCTGGAAGGTGAAGCTGTGCCCTTCCAGCGGGCCCGGCGCGTGAGTTGCCGAGTAGGCGCCCGTCGACGCGTCCTCCGTCAGGGCCGCGGCCGTCTGGCCAAAGCTGCCCATCATCCGGTACAGCCACTGCTGCATGCCGCGCTCGGGCAGGTCCATCACCACGCCGCCGCCCGCCGAGTACTCCGTCACCACCCGGCGCGAGGCCCGCGGGTACAGGGCACCGGAGACGATCCCCGTGCTCTGCTTGGTGACCTTCTTCAGCTCGAGGGAGTCGGAGTCGCACAGGTAAAACTTCGGCGCCGTCAGCAGCGAGACGCCATACGTCGCCTCGTCGTACGCGCACCACTGGGCGGCCAGGCCCGATTCGAGCGCCACGGGTTACGCACCTTCCTTCGGGATGACGGCCGAAGCCGGCGCTAGGCTGGGCTGCCCGCCGTCTGCGCCAGCGGGTGCGGGCGCGAGCCCGGCGGCGGACTGGCGCTCGCCGCCGGGCGCGGCGCCGACGTTCTCCCAGTGCTCGGTGTCGAACGCCGCCCCGGCCGGAAGGTCGGCGAGATCGCCGGGCACGGACCTCCCGAACGGCTTGATGCACCTGACAGGGGGCATGAAAATCTCCTAACTCGTCGTCAGCCGGGCACGGTAGGTAATGCGGAAAGTGACGAGCATCGCCGCGCCGTTCGCCACCTGGCGCGGCCCCCACTGGAACGGGCCGTCGACGCCGGACCACATGACCAGGCCGCCCATGCTCGCGTCACCCGGGCCGCCGGCCAGCGTGTCGCCGCGCAGCAGCAGCTCGACGCCCGCGACGATCGCCGCCGCCCCGTCCCGGTGCACCTTGCTCGCCGGGTCGCCCGACCAGTGCTGCGCCGCGCAGGTGATGCTGCCGTCCTCGTCGCGGGTCCTGGCGTGGTCCATCACCGGCCAGTTCTGGGTTGCCTCCGCCGCTATGTCCTCCGGATTGAGGGGGTCGGCGCCGATCCACAGCACCCGCTCAAGGCTCTGCGTCGCCACAGGCGGCTGCGGCCCGTCGAACACGTACGCCGGCGGGGACGCCGCGCCGAGCAGCGGCGACGCCTTCGCCGCCGCCACCAGGTAATCGGTGACCGCGGGGACCTGCGACGTGGTTGTGGCTGTCATGCGAACGCCGCCCTCGCGCCCGAGCCGGAAACCGTCGCGAACAGCTCCAGCGCCCGGTTCGGGATCGCGTACCCGAACCCGGGCACGACCGTCACCGACTCGCCCGCCGCGATGTTCTGCGCCCCGGCGCCGCCGCGGGTCACCTGGTACAGGTGCTCCAGGATGATCCGCGCCCCGTCGTAGACCGCCGACGGGATCACCGCCCGCCCTGCCCAGTAAACGGCCTTGTACTGGGCCAGGTAGTCGGACGAGTAGAAGAACGGGAACCCGGCCGCGTGCCGGATGATACCCGTGTCCGGGTCGACAAGCAGCTGATCGATGTCGTACATGAACCCGTAGGACAGCAGCGGCGTGATGCTGACCAGGCCGTTAGTCACCGACCCGTCGCGCTGGTACGTGGTGTCGATCGGCGTGCCCAGGTCGGTGCGGACCGGGGCGTGAGACAGGATCAGCGCCCGGCCCGACGCGCGGATTACCTCCGTGCGCTGCCTGGTGACGACGGCGCCGCACGCCCACTCCGCCACCTCGCTGGCGGACGCGTTGTAGCCCTGCAGCTCCCCGTCGAACTCGGTCGTGCCGGTCAGCTTCAGGATCTGCTTCGCCTGCGCGAGCGACACGATCGTCGGGTCGGCGGAGGTCTGGACCTCGAAACTGTCAGCGAACGCGCCGGGATACGCAGTGTCCGCGGCCACCCACAGGACGATGTGGTGCCCGGCCTGTGTCGTCACGTACGTCGCGGCATAGGTCCCGGTCCCGGTGCGCGTGACCTCCGGGGCCGTGGTGGTGCGGTCGGGCAGCGTGATCGTCACCGTCACCGTGGCGGCGTCCTGCGGGTTGCCGTCCGTGTCAGCGTTAACGAAGCCGGGGACGGGCACTGCCGCGCCCTGGTACCACGGTGCCGTCGCGGGCACTGCCCCTCATCTCCCGTCTTGTCTCGGCGTGGCCGGGTCAGGCGACACTCGGCGGCCAGAACGCGCCCCAGTCGGGGCCGGCCCAGCCGGAGTTCTCCCGCTTGGCGGCGCAATGGGCCTCCAGCGCCTCGCGGGACTCGTGCAGCGCCCACGAGGTGACCCAGTCGTAGCGGCCCTCGGGTGCTGCCGACGGCCCGTCATAAGTCACGCGGAGGTTGACGCAGTCGTCGCCGTGCACGCGGGTGATGTGCGCCAGGGCGACATCGGACCCGTTGTTGTGCTTCGGGTCCGCGAGGACGTGGACGATCCGGCCGACACTCGGCTTAGGCATGTGCGTCTCTCTTTCAGGTCAGGCCGGCGCGGGCGCCGGGTCGGGCTCGGCCGGTGCCGCCGCGGCGGCATCCGCCTCGGCCTTCTGCACCTCGGCTTCGACGCCCTTCAGCAGCCCGGCCAGCATCATCCGCGTCGACGCGGGGACGGCGAGGTCAATCGCCGCCTGGACCAGCGGGTCGGCCTCGGCCCTCTCCGCCCACTCGACCATGCCGGGGATGTGGCTGGCGAGCAGCTGCTCGCCCTGCGCCAGGTGCTCCTTCAGGTCGCTGATCATCTGTGACATTCCCACTGACTGCCTCCATGGCTGGGTTGACGGCCGTCCCGGCGGACAGCCGCATGATCTGCCGGCGGAGCCGCGTGGCGTACCCGGCCGCGCCGTTGCCCTCCGCGTGCCGCAGCTCCCGCTGCAGCCCGGCCAGGACGTCCGCGCGGGTCGCCACCGTCAGCGCGACAGGAGAACGTAGGGGACGGGCGCCACCACGGCGGTCATGGTCGGCAGCACCGCCGGCGCGGTCGCGCTGGCGGTGATCGTGCCCGTCGACGCCAGCGCCGCCTGCCCGGTGACCGCGACCTCCCCGGCCAGGGAACCGCCCAGCGCGCCGTCGAGCAGCGCGCCCGTCGTGGCGCCGGGGCCGTACAGGGCAATGCCCCAGACGGCCGGCCCGGCGGCCACGAGCGCAGGGGTGGACGGCCCCTGCCCGATGCCCTGCGTGCCGATGTTGGCCACGGCGGAGCCGAGCGCGAGCTTGTTCGCGCCGAGGGCGAAGCCGGTGGTCACGTCCGCCGACTGGGCGAGCAGCGCGGCGCCGGTGCCGGTGCCGGTGTAAACGGCCGCCCACGAGTGAGCGATCGTGCCCGTCGGCGCGACCGCGCAGATGAACGACGCGAAATCGAAAACGTCGCCGGGCTGCACGGCGACGGCGTACACCGCGAGGACGGTAGTGGCCGTGACCGTGGCGGTCAGCTTGACGCCGGCCGTGCCGCTCGTGATGTCGCGCCGGCCGATGGTGCGCCGGTTCGGCGCAGAGGGGCTGCCGTCGAGCAGCCACTCCTCTTCGTAGGCCGCGTACTTCCCGCCGCCAAGATCCATGAGGGGTCCTCCCTTTCAGATGGACGGACGGTCAGAAGCCGACGAGCCCGCCGCCGGTGCCGGTGGACAGCGCGGCGCCCGCCGTGGTGCCCGAGTTGACGTTGCCGTAGGACACGACCTTGCCGGCGTTCTGGTACCGGTTCGGGAGGAACGCCATGTAGGAGAACAGCTGGAACCGGACCTGCAGGGTGTCCGACAGGACCTCCTGCAGCACGCGAGTGCGGACCTCGCCCTCGAACAGCAGCATGTCGTCGAACACGCCGCCGATCAGCGGGGTGAACGTGTCGCCCGAGCCGGTGCCGTCGACCGGCGACGTGTGGCCCGCCGACAGGGTCGACATGCCCGGGTTCGTGGTCGCCCCGCCGAACGTCAGCGGGATGTTGTTGTCGACCCACCAGCGGCGGCCGAGGATCGAGCCGACCGGCCCCTCGTCCGCCGAGGACGGGTCGAAGTCACCGGTCGCCGCCGGGTTGTACGCCGCCGTCACCGGGACCAGGGGCCGCTTGTTGCCGTCCACCGACGTCGCGAACGCGTTCCACACCGCCTCATTAGTGACCACGTCCTTCATCCGCAGGAACCGGTTGCGGCCGATCTGGGAGGCCAGCATCCCGACGCCCGAGTAGAAGTCGTTGCGGCCGCTGTCCCCGGCGGTCCACTGGTCCCCGGCGGTCGTGGCGGTGACGCCGTTGACGATGATGCCCGGCGTGCTGCCGCCGGTGATCGTCCCCTGCGGGTACAGGCCGCTCATCTGGCCGCCGGTGCCAGAGCCGAGCATCACCTGGCCGTTGGCCTGCTGCGCATGGTCGGCCGTCAGGTCCTTGAAGATGACCTGGTCCATGTTGATCGACGACAGGTCCAGGACCTGCATCGACGCGTCCTCCTGGCCGGCGACGGTCTTGACCAGGGCGTTCACGTAGTTGTCCGCGATGTCCCGGCCGTTGACAGGGGCGCCGTCGCCGGCCTGCATGCCGGTGCCGGTGCCGGTCGTGATGATCGGGATGTTGATCGAGTTCGTCCCCGGCGGCAGCGGCATCGAGTGCATCAGGTTCGCCAGCACCCGGCCCGCGCGCAGGTACTCGGTGTACTCATCGACGAGCCACAGCGGCGGGATGAAGTAGCCGCCGTCGCCGGCCGTCTGGGAGGCCGCCCTCTTCTCGAACACGGGCAGGCCCAGGCCGAGCCACCGGTCGATCATCCGCTCCTCACGGCGCCGCACCCGCGGCGGGAGCCGCGACAGCCGCTCCTGCGTGTGCTGCTCGAGCTGCGCCGACGCCTGCCGGGTGCGCCGCTCGCGGCGGGCGGGCAGCTCGACGCGCAGCTCGGCGCGGTGCCGCCCCAGCCGCTCCTCGGCGTGGCCGAGGCCGCCGTCACCGTCACCGCGCCGCTGCGAGCTCCGCAGCAGGTCCGCGAAGTAGCTGTGCGGGCTGTACTCCCCGTAGATCTCCGGCTCGCTGGTGACCTGGACGCCGGACGCCTGCGCGCCGGAACCGTCGTCCACCACCGTGGTGGTGCCGTCCGCGCGGGACGCAGCCGCCCGGGCCTCCCGCTGCCGCTCGTCGGACAGGTCGTCCACGCGCTGGCCGAGGTTCCGGATCTCCGTCCGCGCCGACTGGTACCGGGTCTCCTCATCGGCAGACAGGTCGCGGCCCGCGCCGTTGTTCGCCGCCGCCGCGCCGGACAGGAGCTCCCGGTTCGCCGCGACAAGGGACGCCCGGCGCGTCTCAAGCTGCCCGGTAAGGTCATGGGTCGGGTCGCCGCCGGCGAGCAGCCGGATCGGCGCCCCGTTCTTCCGGTAGCCGATGACCGAGCCCGGCAGGGCATCGTCAGGCACAGTGCCTCCACGCAAAGGACCGATGGGAATCGGAACCCTCATCAGCGTGGAAGCTGCCGCGTGACCGCCGGCGTAAGCGAGCGGCCCGGCGGGGACTGCCCGGCGGAATCACGTCCGTGTAACTACCGACATTATGCGGCCAGCTGGCAGCTCAGAGCAAGTCACCAGAGCCTGATGTGCAGGGTGTACTTGGACATGCGCGGGTCCGGGTCGCGCTCCTCCGACTCGTAGCCGAGCTCGCAGGCGACACCGCCGATGCCCTCGTCCACGTACCGCGTCACCGGCAGGCCTTGAAACTCCTCTGGGAGCGCGCTCAGGATCTCGATCAGCTCGCGGACGGTCGGTGTCTTCTGCCCGTGGCCGTCCCTGCCCGTGACGGGAAGGTCGGCCGTCTCGAAGGACAGGTCGAGCGGGTCGCCGGTGGTCGGCAGCGGGATGTCCATGCGGCCAGGCTAGCGCTGCGCCATCTCGTCGAGCTCGAGCTCCCGCATGCGCAGCTCCAGCCGCCGCCCCGCCGACAGCTGCTGCTCCGGGCCCGGGATGCCCGACGGGTCGTCGACCTCGATGACCGCCGACGTGGCCAGGCTAGCGCTGCGCCATCTCGTCGAGCTCGAGCTCCCGCATGCGCAGCTCCAGCCGCCGCCCCGCCGACAGCTGCTGCTCCGGGCCCGGGATGCCCGACGGGTCGTCGACCTCGATGACCGCCGACGTGGCGCACCCCGAGTGGTCGGCGTCGTTGTCGTGCGCGTGGGCGTGGGTGATCTGCTCGCCGTCCGGGTGGGAGTGCTGATGCGAGTGCGTGCCGGTCATCGCCTCGTGCGAGCTCGCGGCCGGGTCGTAGTCCGGCGCCACCGACGTGTTCAGGTCGTCCGCCGCCGACGCCCGCCGCTCCAGCGGGCGCGACAGGGCCTTCTGCTCGCTCTCGCCGATGCCCATCTTCGCCGCCGCCGCCTTGATCGCCGGCATCGCCTTCGGCCCGAACGGCGACTCCGGAGCGCGCGACAGGTCGCTCCGGACGTGCGCGGCGTCATTGACCGGGAAGTGCCGCTTCGACCGGGGCACCGTCTTGCCGCCGTCGTCCTTGGTCCCGCCGCCCTCGATGTAAGCGAAGACGTCATCAGGCAGGTCGTTTATGTCCGCCGCGCTCAGCGCGGCCCGCCGATCGAGGGGGCGGCGAGAGGCGTACAGGCCGTACGTGCCCGCGCCGGCATACCCCGGGTCGTCGCCGTCGTGGTCGTTGACCATCCCCCGCCCGCACTGGTCGCAGACCTTCGCGTCCGGCGCGTTCATCTGCCGGCACCACGGGCACGTCTGCGAGTCGTCCGGGTGCTCGCAGTACGGAATCAGCGCGTTCACCTCGGTGCCGCACTGATCGCAGTACGCCGCGTCGACGTCGTTGCCGCTGTGGCACTGGCCGCACTCGGCGTGCTCGTCCGCGCCCTGCTGGTACGCCGCCGTCGGCATCCGCCGCTCGAGCGCGCGCCGCTCGCGGCCGATCATCGCCGGGCCGCCGATCGCGGCCGGACGGCGGTAGGCCAGCTGCTCCACGGCGAACATCGACGCCCCGGCCGTCGCCGGGTTCGCCCCGTGCGTCACCGCGCACACGTCGCCCCGGTGCAGGTCCATCTCCAGGATCGTCCGGTACTCGAAGGACGGGTCCCACCGCTGGCGCACGCAGACGAACGCCATCGACATCTCGTCGATGTCGCCGCGCTGCTGCGCGCTGTAAAGCGCGCGGACCTCCTCGCGGCCCCCGTCCATGCCCGGCACGTGGGTCAGCACGCCGTGGGAGTCCTGTGCCAGCTGCATCGTGCCGCTCTTGGTGCGGGCGAGCGGGATGCCCGCCGAATTGTGGCCGATCAGGAACGGGACGTCCAGATTAGGGTTGTTCAGCGTCCGGGTGGCGGAGCCCGGCGCCACCGACTCCTTGAACGGCTCCCCGTTCTCGTCCCACATCGGAAACTCGAAATCGAAGGCGGTCGCGTACCCGTCCCAGGTGTACGCCGAGCCGCCGGTGCCGTTCGGCTTGGCGCGCATCTCGACATTCCCGGCCGCGAACGCCAGCCCCAGGCGCTCGGGCACGCCGTGCATCCCCATCCGCGCCTGCCTGCGCAGCTCGAACCGGTCCATGATCTCCTCCTAGAGGCTCAGCTTGGGCGGCTTCAGCGGCTGCAAAAGGTCCACCTGCGGCATCGCGTTGACCTCCGCCAGCTGCTCGGGGGTGAGTGGCGGCATGTCCTCGCCTGCACGAACTTCCGTCTGCGTCATCGCCCGCGACGTCAGCTGCGCGTAATTCACGACCCAGCGCGTAAGAATGTCCGTCCGCAAAAGAGGACTGAGATCGAATTTCACGTACTGCCCGGACGGAAGCAAGTTGCCGAGCTTCCTTTCCCACCAGGTGATCCACCTTTGCATGCAGTACGTCAGGAAATCCAAGCCCCTTTGCTCCACGTTCGCGTACGTGATGCTGCTGCCGGTGATCGCGCACGCGACGATCTCCGGCGGCACCCGGTGGAACCGGCACACCATCAGGTCGGACGCCGACAGGGTGCCCAGGAACTGGGAGTCGGTCGGGTTCACCTGGATCTGCTGGTACTTCCAGCCGCCCGTCAGCAGCGCCACCTCACGGCTGCCGTGCACGGCAGCCATGAACTTCTGCTTGATCGAGCCGGCTTCCTTCTGGGTAATCTGCGCCGTCGAGTCGTTCGTCAGGATCGAGCTCGGGTGCGCGCCCTCCTCGAAGAACCCGTTCGCGAACTGCTCCGCGTTCAGGCCCAGCTGGATCGACCGCCGCGCGAACTCCATGACGCTCGCCCCGGTCAGGTCGCCCGGCCCCCGGAAGACCGACCCGTGCCACACCGGCGGCTGCGTCGGGCCCTGCACCTTGCCGCCGAACTTATACTGCACCGTCCCGTCGGCCAGCAGCCGTACCGAGCACCTCGCCGGGTCCTTCAGCTCGATCTGCGACGGGAACCCCAGCGGCGTCAGGTCCACCGCCGACCCGTACACGTTCCCGCGCAGCAGTGACAGCGTGCCCGCGTACAGCCAGTCGCCGATGTCCATCCCGGCAGCGGGCTCGTTCAGTATCTGCGGCTGCCGGGCCACCTTCACGCCCGGCACGGCCGGCTGCCCGGTGCCGCCCTGCCCCGGGTTCGGCGTCGCCACCCCGGCCGGGGGTGTCCTGAACGCCCACGGCTGCAGCATGCTCATCACCGACGCGATCAGGTCCTGGCACGCCCACACCGCGCTGTGCCGCATGTTCGCGGCGGGCGCGCCCGGCCGCCCGTAGATGTCCTGGACCGCCTGGATATTCGCGCCGATCGGGGGTTCTATAACCTAATATGAAGGCCAGTTGCGCAACCCGCTGCTCCTGCTGCGGACTGCGCCCCCCAAGCCGCTCGCGACTAGAAAAGACCCCCACTTGGCATCACCCCGCTTCCGTCTGTCGTGCGCAGTTGAAGGCTGCGACGGGCGAGTCCGCTACCACTAGAGATCCCTGTCGGCGAGCAGCCCGAACACGCCCGCGACCAGCGCGGCCACCCCCAGCAGCGGCACCTGATGCCACACCCCGTTCACGACCATCGCGGACCCGGCCGTGAAAACCGCCGCGCCGCCGATCCCCGGCAGCCCCCGCACCGCCATGCCCGCCGGGACCGCCGCCGCGTCCGCCGCGCCCCGCAGCCGACGACGCAGCCGGCGCCACCGCGGCCGGGCCGCCGGCTGCCGCCCCGTGCCGTCGCAGTCCTCGCACGGGACGCCGTTGATCACCTGCCCGCCCTTGCAGTGCGGGCACGCCGGGCCCGGCAGGATCGTCACGGCTCCAGTAGCCACGGGCACCGCCTTTGTCGAAGATCTAAAGACATGGTGCCATGCCGGGGCAAAAACGCGTAACTACCTAGAGGATTCCCGCAGAACGCGTCACCAGACCGTGTTCTCCCACTCAACGTCTTCCTGCGCCGCCCAGAACGCCGCCCGGTCCGCCGCCATGATCGCGGCCACCGCCAGGTCGATCTTCCGCGGCGAGTGCGGCGACTCCTTCACGATCCGCGAGCCCCGGGAATCCGTCTTCATCACCGCGTTTGCCAGGTGCCGCGTCAGCCGCGGATCGCCCGAGTGCGTCAGGCCGGCCGTCGTCACCAGCTCGTAGAACCGCTGCGTCGCCGGGATCATTGCCGAGTTCATCTGCGGGAACTCCACCACCGGCAGCCCCTCCACCTCGAGCTCCTCAAACGCGTCCAGCCACAAGTAGGGGTCGTAGGCGATCTCCTTGACGTCCCACCGCCGGCAGCACGCCCGCAGCGCCTCCTTGACCTCCCCGCGCGGGACGCGCCACTGCACCGCGTCGGCCGGGCGCTCCCACAGCCCCGCCACGTCCAGATGCGGCCGGGCCTCGCACGTCGCCACCACGATCCCCGTGTTGTCGCCTGTCTTGCTCCCGTCGAAGCCCAGCACCACCCGCGAGCCCTCGCCGATCACCCGCGACAGGTCCTCCCGCCCCTCCCAGCCGCCCGCCGGAAGCCACGCCTGCGCCGACGTCACCCACTGGTTGAGGCGCTTGGTCCGGAACCCGTTCTCCGGCGTCTTCAGCACCGCCGACGCGAAGTCCTCCCCGTCCACGATGTCCGCGTAGCCGGGATTCGCGGCCCGCCACACCTCAGGGTCACGGTGATCCGCGCCATCCGGGGCACCCCACCACGACATAAAGAGCGACGGGTCGTCCACCTCGCCCGACGCCACCTTCTCCCCGTACTGGTACAGGCCGTAGCACGTCGAGTCGCCGCCCGACCGGTCCGACTTCACCCCGGCCGTCGTGATCGACAGCATCAGCGGATCCGACCGCGCCCCCATCGCCAGCGACATGACGTCGTACAGCTCCCGGTCCGGCGCCGCGTGCAGCTCGTCGTACACCACCAGCGTCGGCGACAGCCCCTCCTTCGTGAACGCCTCCGACGACAGCACCCGGTACACGCTCGCCGACGCCGGATGCTCCAGCGCGTCGCGGTACACGCGCACCACGCTCGACAGCTCCGGGTCCAGCTCGACCATGCGCTTCGCCACGCCGAAGACGATCCGCGCCTGGTCCTTGTCCGCGGCGCACGAGTACACCTCCGCGCCGTCGCCCCCCTGCACCAGGCCGTACAGGCCGATCGCCGACCCCAGCGCCGACTTCCCGTTCTTCCTCGGCAGCCCCACCAGCGCGTACCGATGCCGCCGGCGCCCGTCCGGGCGGCGCGCGAACACCATCCCCAGCACGCGCCGCTGCCACCGGCGCAGCTCGATCAGCTCCCCGGCCTTCCCGCCGATCGAGTCCTTCGTGATCCGGCACATCGACTCGGTGAAGTCCGCGACGTCCTCGCCGTCGCCGCGGGCGATGTCCGCGGCCGAGACCGGCGTCAGCACCAGCGGGCCCGCTACCACTCCTCGACCACCTCGCCGGGAACGACCTTCGGGCCGTCCGCAGGGGCGTCAGCCGCGGCCGTCGCGCGCTTGGCGCGGCGCGCGGCCAGCTCGTCGAGCTTCGACACCGTCTTCGCCTCCGTCAGCTCCAGGCGCTTGAACGCCGTCGGCGACAGGCCCAGCTCCGACAGGTTCTTGTCGATCCGCTCCTCGAGCCTGCGGATCTCCGCGATCAGCGGGTGCGAGACGGGCTGCCCCTGCGAGCCCTTCTGCACGATCCCGTCCTTGCGGATCTGCCGCCGGTACGCCGCGATCTCGTCGTAGCCGCGAACGATCTGCTCAATCCAGTGATAGTCGCGG